AAACCGTGGCCTCGGTCCGTCTTGTCGCGCAGCAGGGCGATGCCCTTTTTCAGCCACTGCGGGATCGGCGCGCCGAGCAGGCCCGCGTTCTCCACGATACTGCCCAGCTCCGTGAAGCTGTACCAGATCGCGACAATCAGCGTCAGATAGTGCCGCTCGGGTACTGTCCCAAGGATCGGCGCGGCCGTGCTGTGCAGCACGACGCTGATCGCGATGTCGCACAGCGCCGCGACCAGCAGCGCCGTGATCTCGCCGAGCTTGTGCCACAGCCCCTGCCTTGCTGCGGCGCTGGACCACTCGCCTCTGGCGCGCGCGGCCCAGGTGCCGGTGATATAATCCACGGCCATCGCCGCAATGAAGACCGCGACCGCCCAGCCCAGCCAGCCCCACAGAGCCGTGAGAAAGCTGATCACGAGCGTGAGCGAGGCCTTGATTTCCTTTGCTTTATCAGGTGCGTTCATGTTTATTCCTCTCTTTTTATCCGTGATCCCAGAGCGCCGTAAAGCTCTGTCCGCCGAACTCGCCGTCCGCGTCGAGACCGGCTTTCCTTTGAAAAGCCGTCAGCGCGGCGCGGGTCTTCGGCCCGAAAACGCCGTCCGCGCTTCCGCAGTCAAAGCCGTGGGCGGAGAGAAGCGTCTGGAGATTGAAAACCGCCGGGCCGCTGTTGCCGCTTCGCAGCAGCGGGATCTTCACGCTGTATTCATAGCCCGTGTAGCGGCGCTCTCCTCCCGCCTCCGCGCCCGGCGCGGCCGGAGAAGGGGAGGGGGAAGCCTCCCCCACGGCCGCCCAGTTCGGCCGCCCGTAGCCCGCGATGTTCGGCGAGCGCATCGCATACACGCGCCGCGCCACCATGTCGCCGCTGTTGCCCTCGACGGTGTAGACGCAGCCGTTCGTTACGGCCGTTACGATGCCCGTGTGGTTGATCCCGCCGTCGACGTACAGAAAGATCTGGTCGCCGGCCTCCGGCGACTGCGTCCAGGCCCCGGCGTTTTTGTAAAACTGCGCCGAATAGCGGCACGCCGCCGAAAAGCCGCCGAGGGGCTGCCAGGTCAGCTTTGCCGCGCTCTCGAGGCCGAAGCATTCGACAAAGCCCGCGTCGACAAAGACGTCGCACCAGGGCTGGTTCTGCACGTTCCAGCCGTACATCCGCATGCTCTCGGCGATGGCGGCGTAGCGGTTTTGGTTGTTGCTGCCCTCGCGTGTGCCGATCTGGGCGTTGGCCCAGGTGACCAGCTTTTCTTTTGCCTCCTGAATCGTCATGCTCATCCCGTCCTTTTCCACATATAAACTGCGAGATACGGCGGCATGCTGCTTGCCGTGCCCGTGTTGCCGTGGCTGTGCGCAGCGTTGCCGCCTTTGTTGGCTGTAGTTGCAGAGTCTGAACGCAACGTCCCGAACGTCGCTTCGTAACCTTTCTGTATTGTGGTGCCGTCGCTTTTTACGCCGCCATAACCGCCTTTTACTGTGACGGTGTGGTTATGTGCCGGAATTTCATTTACCGTCAGCGTGTGGTTCGCTGTGGAGTGATGATGCGTTGCCGCGCCGCCGCTTGACCCGGCCGCATAGGCTGACCCCGCTCCGAGCAGGAACCGGTCTTGAAGCTGCTCCCAGGTGCCGCCGAGAAAAGCCGCCGGGCTTACGCTGCTGACGCTCATATAAATCGAGCCGACCGGATAGACGAGCGAAAGGAGCGTTTCCTGCATGAGCGAGCCGAGCTCCTTCCCATGCACACGGAAATCCCAATCCTCCGCGATCTCGAAGGTGTTGTCGTGTTCCGCAGCTTTGCCGAACGCGACGCCGTTTCCTGTGGGACGGAACTTCATCGCCCATTTTCGGGTCGGGAGCACCTGATAGTACACAGCCGTGTTGCCGAGCGTGTCTGTCGCCGTGATGCGCACCCTGTACGTGATGTCCGCCGAAATCTGCGCGGTCGAGATACGCGCCGCGCCGCTCGTCAACACCTCCTCCGCTCCGTACGCGCCGCCGGAGGCGGCGACGGCGGAGGAGAGCGCCGGGAGATTCTGCCCGCCCAGCGGGGAATACGTCAGCACGGCTTTTGCGGAATAATGCGTGCCGTCCTCGGCCGCTTCTCCCTGCGCGTCGCAGCGGAAGATCGCGATCCCGGTCAGCACCGGCTTGGCATAGTCCATCACCGTGAGCGGAAAGCTCTCGCTTGCCGTTCTCCCTCGCGTGTCCGTGACCGTGCAGACCACGGGCACCGAAGTGGACGACAGCACCGACGTCAGATACGGCGCGCCGCTGTCCGTCTCGCCCTGACATGTCACGGAAAACGACGCGATAGAGGCGCCGACGGCAGCCGTCATGTCGATCCTGGAACTGTCGAAGGTCGCTTCCGCCCGGGAGTAGCCCTTGACGTAGCCCGTGATGCCGGCGACCGCGCCGGTGTTGTACGGCGCCAGACTTACCCATCCGGGAGCGATGACCGGGCGCATGTCCGCGTCCGCGTTCACCGTCAGCGCTTTCGTAGCCGGACTGCCGATCGCCGTGCCGGAGCTGTTGTAGGTCTGCACCGATACCGTGAGCGGCAGTGCGGCGAGATCCGGATAGTTTGCAAACCAGGATCTCGGCACGGTAAAGCTCAGAGAGGTATCAAAGCGCCCGCTCGTATACAGCGCCGCGCTGCTGCCGTATCGGACCGTCGCAATGTGGTAGTTCGTGGACGCGAGCCGCTTCATCGTCAGCGAAAAAGTGCCCTGCGTGGCCACGCTTGAGCTGGCGGACGCGATCGACGACGCGGCATTCTCGTGGAGATAGATCCTGTCGGACGCCGTCCCGCCGATCGGACTGACGGTCGTGCCGTCGTACATGGCGCGAACAGACCCGTAGATGCCGACGGTAAAGCTCGCGTCGCCGTTGCCGTCATGCGCGACCTCAAAGCTCGTCGAGTAGTCGAGATTCGCCCACGACTCGGTCGCCGAGCCGCAGGAAAGATAATTGCCGGAGCCGTAGTTTGACCCGAAGGCATACACGCAGCTCCCGTTCACATAGACACCGGCGCCGCTGACGCCATAGCTGAAAATGCGGTAGTCGTTGCCGTAGTTTGCCGAACACCAGAACTGCGGGCGGATCGTGACGGTGGACCGGTTTGTGGAGGCATTGAAGGAAGTCGAGTAATAGAACCGAAACTTGCCGGTAAAGCGGCCGGTTTTCGACCATTCCTGTGTATATCCGCTTGCCATGTTATCCTCCTATATACCGCAGACCGAAGCCGTTTGTCCTGGTGACGTCCCACTCGCCGCCGAACTGCAGCCGGTTTTCGACGACGATGTTCGAGAGGTGCAGCATACTGTCCTCCGAGGAGAACCAGCCGCGCCTCACGCCGCCGATCCAGAACTGCCAGCCCCGCGACGTGTACAGACCGAGCGTCTGCCCCGGCGCCAGTTCATAATATGTCAGCCCGCCCTCGGTCTGTGTCTGTCCGGTAAAGGACAGATGCTCGCTGATCGCGATGCCGAGATGGACTTCGTGCGTCTCGGGGTCCTCGATCACGCCGCGGCGGATCTGGCCGCCCAGGTCGGTGAGATACGCGTTCATTTCTCCGAAGGCCTCGGTATAGTGATAGGACTCGACGGTATCCCGCGCCGTCTGCGCGACCTGGGTTTCGATCTGGTTGTAATAGCTTCCGTAGTCCGACTTCGCGACGTACAGCGACTCGAAGCTCTCCACCCGCGAATCCGTGTACGCCGTGATCTCGTCCGCGGTCTTGATGATCAGCGCCTTGAGCGCCCGCGCCGTGCTTTTGACCTGCTCGGCGGCATTCTCCTGCGCGCTCGCCGCGGCGGCGGCTTTGGAAACGGCCGGGGCGGCGGCGCTCCGGCCGACCTGCTCGAGACTCTGCGAGAGCCGCACGAGATAGTCGCGCATGGCGACGAGCTGCTGCTCCGGGCTGCCCTGCAGCCGGGGAGGGATCTCCGGTATCATCGGTAATCACTCCCCACTTCAAGGATCCGCGCGAGCGAGAAGATCCTGACCTCGCCGAGGCCTTCGAGCTTCAGCTGCAGATGGTCGCAGCGGTGCGGCCGCACCGGAAAGAGACAGGCGTCGGTCATGGACTTGGCGGCGGAGATGCCGCCCGCGCTGCGCCATACGCCGTCGGAGTCATACTGAACATACACCTCCATCGCCGCGCCCTGCGCCAGGCTCAGACGGATGTTATAACGCGAGACGCGCTTGTTCTCGGGATAGCGATAGCAAAGGATCCCCGAGACCGCCTGCCACGCGACCGTCTCCTCCCGCGTCGAGCCCGCGACGGGCAGCGAGCCGAAGAGCGTGATCAGCTCGCCGTCCGCGATCGCGTAAAGCTCGTCGTCGACGCGGGCAAAGTCTGTGACGCGCAGCGCATCCTCCCGCAGCCACAGCCCCTTTGCGATGTCATAGACGAAGAGCGAGGGCGTCTCGTCCTCATCAAGCATCGAAAGATAATATTTTCCCCGCGCCTCGCCGGCGACCGCGCCGTGATAGCTTTTCGCGCCGAGTTCCGCGGACACGCCGGCGGGGAAGCCGCCCTGGTACGCGCAGACGTCGGAGCGGGATTTGTAATACAGCGTCTCGTTTACCACGCGCAGCGATTTTTCGCTGCCCTTCTGCACGCCGCGGCAGACGGTCTCGCTGATCGTGTGCGCCCCCTCGGGGGAGACGCCCACGCGGTGGATGCGGTTTTCCTTGAAAAAGGTGGGCGAGCCGAGATAGTTGACCGCGCCGGTCCACGGCCCGTCCGAGCCGACCGAGCCGACCCAGGAATCGGTGGCGAGACCGCGGAACTGCTTCCAGTTTTTAAAGTCGCCCAGCGCGCAGCAGAAGATCTCGTTGACGGGACGGCCGTCCTCGCCCAGCCCATAGCGGCAGCCCCAGAGTCGGTTTTGACATTCGCAGACAAAGTCCGGCTCCGGCACGCTGCGGTCGATCCGGAGCGCTGTGTCGGGGTCGTCGGGCAGATGGGCGGGCAGAGCCGTCAGAATGACCCAGTCGCTCTCCTCCCCGCCGCCGCCCACGGCGGCGAGGAGCTTTTCTCCGTTCACTTCTCCGAGCGACGAGCCGGATACGGTCACGCCGTCCCCGGCGGAAAACAGCTTCGGCACAACGCCCCGGGTCTCAAAGCCGATGCGGACATACGCCGTCTCGACCGTGACCCAGTCGCCCTGCGCCCCCGACCACTGGCGCAGGACGTTGCTCTCGCCGGAGGTGTCGATCCAGTACTGCGCGTTCTGCGGCGCGTCCGGCTCATCCGGCTGGATATAATCGGCGCGCAGCGCCGTGCCGTCAAAGCGGCACAGCTCATAGCCGGCGCTCTGCGGCGCGAAATGCGCCTCCAGACTGCCCCGGTCCGTCTGGTCGGCGGTGTTGAAATAGACCTTGTCCGGGAAGATGACAAGATAGGCGCCCATGCCGACGATCTGCTTGGGCGCGGCGGAAAGGCCCGTCACCGCCGTGGGCAGAAAGTTATAATACAGCGTGCCGTCCTCCGACACATAGGCGAGCGCGTCTTTTTCCAGCAGCGCCGCGGCGCGCAGATGCGTGTTGCCCCTGGGGCGGCGGACGGAGAGCATCGGGGCGAGATCCGAGCTGAGGTTTTCCGTGTCGAACCAGGCTCCGTCGGCGATCCGCAGCCGGTGGTCATAGCCGCCGAAGCCGTCGATCATCTCCTGCTCGGTCAACTGTGTATGAAGTCTTGGATAAAGCGGCATGCCCCCACCTCCTTAAAAGCAAAAGCGCGTTTCGCGGTGCAGCGGCATGTGGGCGGCGTGATAGGCGTTCCACCACTGGCTGTAATCCGCGTTGTACATGGCGATCTGCTGGTTATAGCGCGCGGCCTCCGCGTTGGCCGCGGCGATCATGGCGATCAGATAATGGGTATAGACCCCCTCGCCGTAGGGGAAGGGGATCAGCAGCTCCTCCTCGCCGCTTTCATACGGCGCGAAGTCCGAAGAGCCGTCATAGCCCTCGTGCGTCAGCAGGACCTCCTCGCGCACCTTCCCGTCAAGAGCGGACAGCCAGCGGAGCTTCTCCTCGCGCGAATAGCTGTTCGGCTCCTTGAGATCCACGGCTGCAATGATGTCGTTTACGGTCATGAGCGCCTCCCGCGGCTTATTCCGCCGGCGTTTTGAGCGCTTCCTGCGCCTCGTACATGGCGTCCTCCGCGGCGCGGGCGCGCTCGATCTCGGCGGCGACGGCCGCCGGGACGAGGCTGGACTTGCCGCGCGGGAGCAGATAGCTCACGCCGTTGACGGCGACAAAAAAGTTGGGGTCGCGGTTGGCCGCGCTGCGCGGGATAAAGACCTCGATCATGGTTTCGTTCTTCATCGTATTGCCCTCCTGTTGTCAGTTGGTCGCGTCGCTCGCGCTGTACGAGCTGCAGCTCATCACGCGCAGCAGCCTCTCGGGATAGAGGATCGTCGCGCCGTTGGTCTCGAACTTGTAGCCGATCGTCGAGAACTGGTTGAGCGGTCCGCCGATCTCGCCCTTGTCGTGGATGATCATCTCCAGCGCGCCGCCCTCGGGGTCGATGATGCCGAAGGAGTCCTTGCCGAAGAAGTAGGTGGCGTAGGTCACGCCTTCCTGGGCGTTCTTGTAGGTGCTGCCGCCCAGCACCGGGGCGAACACGTCCTCAATGAAGCGCACGCCGTGCAGCTCGCCGATCTCGCCGTTAAACAGCTCGTCGGGGGCGGCGTACTTGTGCGCCTCGATCCAGCCCTCACACTCGCGCAGATCGTGCGCCACGCTGGGGTGGATGACCGCGTAATAGCGCCCATTGATGCGGGGCACGCGGTTCTTCTTGAGGATGGTCACGGCCTTGTTGACCATGGCCGGCGTCAGGACCGAGCGGCCGGTGGCATTGTCGAGCATCGTCGCGCAGCTCGTCGGGGTCGAGACAAAGGCGCCGTCCTTGATGTTGTCGCAGTACAGCACGTTGGCGTTGGTCAGAAGCGCGTCGCGGATCAGCTTCTCCTGGGTCTCGGCGGCGGAGGCGCCCATCTCCTCGGTCGCGCCGAGGATCACGTCGTCATAGGCCCGCAGCTCCAGACGGTCGGTGATAGCCGTGTAGGTGCCGTACTGGCTGATCGAGCCGGTGATCGCGCTCACGCCGAACTTCTGCCCGGTGGGGATCACGCCCTCGGTCAGAACGGTGGCCGGGGCAAAGGTGTTCCACTTGCGCCACTCGACGGTGCCCTTGTGGTTGACGGGCAGCGGCTGGCGCTTGGCAAACTGGGCGTAGAGCTGCTCCACGCGCGCGTTTTCCAGCAGCTCCGTGTCGTAAAAGTCCTTCATCTCGGCCGAAAGCGTGTTCGCGCCGGAGAAGGCGGTCGTCTCGCCGGTAGAGGCGTTGACGTAGTTGCCGGTCGCGTTCACAAGCGTGCCCGCGTCGGCGAAAAACTGAAGATCAAGCGTATGTTCCATAATTCCTCCTTGAAAGTGTGGTCGTTGCGGCGTCCCATCAGCCCCCGGCGGGCAGATGGTCGCCCCGTGCGCCTGCGGCATAGATCCGCCGGCGCAGCTCCTGTCGTTGTCCCTTGCTCATGTCGCGGTGGCTCATCGAGCCCCGCGAGGCGG